TAATGTCGGTTCTATTAATTATGCTTTAAACGCTGTTACTGAAGGAGCAATCGATTGTATTGTATACCTTTCTTTACGTAACAATTTAGGATTAGGTAAATACGACGATCTAACTAATTTAGAGAATGGTAATTTTGCTCAAATAGATACCTTTAACAGTAATGCATTAAAACAATATAACAATTTAGGCGCTAACTTCCTAATTCAATTTGCTAGTCAAGACGTAAATGATTTTCCCCGTTTAAAATGTCAATTCCTGCAATTGTAAGTTAAAGAGAAAGGTCAAATGCCGGCAACTAGTGGAAGTTATAGCTTTAGTAATATAAAAGCCGAGCTGATTATCAGAAAGGCTTACGAGTTAATAGGCATGCCTCTTAGCATGGTAACTGCCGAGCAATATAATTCAGCACTTAATATTATCAATTTTATCTTAAGCGATTGGACTAACTCCAATGTTAACTTATGGACACTAAAGTTAAATCCTGTTTTTTTAACTCCAGGGCAAGCATCTTATCCTTTGCCGAGCAACATTACTAAAGTATTTCAGGTATTCTTGCGAGGCAACGTAAGACAGAATTTTGGCGGTACTCCGAACAATGGAGGATATGGAGGAGTAGCAGCTTATGCTTTTGACGGTAATCCTAATACCGCTTGCACTCAAGACCAAGTAAACGGCTTGATAGGTTATGCTTATTCTACTCCCCAAGTAATTAAAATTCTAGGTGTACAATCAAATGTAGATAGGGAGTATAGCTTAACATTTTCCGGCCAAAGCTCAGATTATCAGACGATTTATTATGTTAAGGCTATTCCTAAAACCTTATATAAAAAAGGTATTACGCAGTGGTTTTTGCTGGAAGATAATTTAGCTTTGTGTCCCTATTATCAGATACGGGAAACAGGAGGAGCTATCCTTGATATCTCCGAAGTCTATTTTAACAACCAGTTACAGGATACTACCATGAGCGAGGTATCCAGATATGAATATCTATCGTATCCAAATAAATCGCAAATCGGTAGACCTACCATTTACTACGTTGATTACCAAAGGACTCCATCTCTCTATATATGGCAGACTCCCGCTCTCATGTATAATTTAATAATGTATAGCGGTCAAAGCAGTATAGAAACGTTAGAGAATTACACGCAAGGCATTGATATTCCAGCATATTTTTATACTCCTCTAATATATGGGTTAGCCGGCATGCTAGCAGCACAATATGCCCCTGAAAAAGAAGAAGGTTTAAAAATGAGGTATCAGGAAACGCTAAGTCCGGCAGTAATTAATAATACGACGGAAGTCCCGCTTAAGCTGGAGGTATATAGTGACTAGTTTAAAGAACACTCCTGTAAATACGCAAATGGGAGATTACGTTAGAAAGGACGTAATTGAACCTATTGGAACTTGTGATTATTCAGGATTTCCCTTTAGCAGGTCTGATCTGGTTAAGCAATATGAATGGCGCGGTAATCAGTTAGTCTGGACAGGAGCAATAGTCGGAAGACCTTTTGTTGATGAACCAAACGAGCAGAATAGACCACCACAAATAAAAGGTGATCCAAAAGCCGTACAAAACCCTCGCCCGTTTGGGATAGAGACGCCGCAAGGCCCTGAGGCAATTGGTAATAGTTCTCCTGTTATTTTAGAAAACATCAACTTTACAAGTGATGATATATCCCCTGTTTTGCCTGATTTTGCCGGTCAGAGTGTTAGTAACATAGACGCACAAGAACGTTTAGAATCATTGCACCAAATTAAGTTCTAAAGTAATGGCTAATAATTTTAATCCGGGTTTTGATAGGGAAAAGGCAGCTTTTATAGCACTAGCTAATAGAGGTGAAGGACTTACTCCAATTAACTATTTATATGCAAAAGAAGCCAGTTTTGAAAGTATTTTGTCTCCTATTATTACCGGCGGTACTGCTGAGCTTTATACAATATATGCAAACGGCATTAACTCTACCAATATCACTAATACTGAAGATATTATTACTAATAGGCTAAAGTGGAGTAATCCTTCTAATGATTATTATGTCGGTTTTATTGCCGGTAATTTAACCCAGAATACAATCTGGAGATTACCGCTGCAAGATGGAACTAATGGGCAGGTATTAGCAACAAACGGTACCGGTATTCTATCGTTTATAGATATTACAAGCCACGCAGCTCCAAGTGATGCTACATACATAATCAGAACCCCAAATACTAATTTACCTGAGGCACAGGTTTTAGAAGAACTCGGTACAGGAATGGCTAAGATTGTTGCTGATGGTGCTTTTGCTATTGCTATCGCCGGTGAGGATTATGCTACTACCGAGCAATTAGAAGAAATAAAGCAACAATGCGAGGAGTATGCAGAACAAGCTGCAACTTCAGCTGAAGAAGCATCAACCTCAGCAGGCGAGGCGGCAACGAGTGCGGGTGAAGCCGCTGCATCGGCCGGTGAGGCTACGGGAGCAGCAGCAGAAGCCACCGCTGCCGCAGGCGAAGCTAGTGCTTCAGCAGGAGCAGCAGGAATATCGGCCGGAGCTGCAGCTGCTTCGGCACTTGCTGCTGGACTTTCAGCAGGTAGTGCATCAAGTTCTGCCTCTGATGCTTCCTCTAGTGCTTCTGATGCCAGTCATTCTGCTAGTAACGCAAGTGGATCGGCGACTAATGCAGCAAACAGTGCCACTGCTGCTCTAGTCTACTTAAATACTCTTTTAAACACTGGATTAACCCTGCAGGGAGATATAACCGGTAGCGGATTATTAAGTACGCCAATTGTTACCACATTTAAACCTAATCCGGTGTTTACCGGTAATGGCTCAATGACTATGCCTACAGGTAACAGCATGCAAAGACCGACTACCCTAATCCCTGGAATGATCAGGTTTAACACTTCACTTTGATTTTATGATAAAATTTATTAATTAATTATAGGAGATTTAAACTGACCGATAACTTAAATGACAGGAATCTAAAAGCACCATTACCGACATCTACCGGAAAACCGGAAGTTACCGATGGGACAAACTGGTTTACCCTTGCTACTGAAAACTGGGTTTTAAACACCATGGGTAGCGTTCCCGCAACTCTTGTAGCAACTACAGCTAATTTAACGGCTACTTATGCTAATGGTACATCAGGTGTGGGGGCAACCTTGACTAATTCAGGAACGCAAACCGCACTTGTTATTGATGGAGTTACTTTAGCTGCAGGTAACAGAGTTTTAGTTAAAGATCAAACAGCTGCCTTACAAAACGGAATATATACAGTAACTAATATAGGTGGAACTACTGTAAACTGGGTATTAACAAGAGCTGCTGACTTTGATTCCCCGTCTCAAATGGTTAGAGGTAAGACTATTGACGTAATTAGCGGCACAGTAAATGCCGTAACATCATGGATGCTTACCTCGATTGTTACAACTGTCGGAACAGATAGCATTACCTTTGCAAGACTTGCAAAAAGTGGACTAGATACTGTGTTAGGTACGACAAATCAGATTACTGTAACAGTTACTAACAACGTAGCAACCGTTAGTATTAGTTCTAACCCTGTATTACCCGGCACTGCATCAGTTACTATTCCAACCGGAACAACGCTGCAGAGACCTTCTACTTTAACTGCCGGAATGCTTAGATTTAATACCAGTTTGTAGGAGAGCAAGTTAAATAGGTTTAAATAATGAAGCTTGAGTTTTTTGACGGGACTAGCTGGTATAGTGTTGCGAGTGAAAACTTTGTTAATACCAAAGTATTTGATATCAACTCAAACACCAGCGGCCAATTAAATATCAATCGTTTAAACGGTTATCCGGCCAGTAGCTCTCTTTATTTAAGAGGGGATGGTACCTGGAATGCTCCCAGTTTTTCTAATTTGATAACTACAAGTAGCATTAGTTATGAAATAACAATAAATAATACTAACGCAAGTAGTACTGATACCGGTTTATTAGTACAAAATAATGGTACTGATGCTGTTAATTTTGGTTTTAATAATAGTACAAATGAAGCTTATGTATGGGCGTATGGTAGTTCAACTTTAAAATTCGGCACAAATGCTATAAAGAGAATGCAGCTTCTTAATAATGGCACTTTAGATTTACTTACCAATAATTTAATAACTACCGGCAATATCAACGCTCAAACCGGAACATTAATTGCTAATAACCTTGCTGCTTATAATTCAGGGGTAATTGTTTGTGGACATGCCCTTAGTGTACAGGATACTGGGACTTATAAACCTTATAACGGCAGTTACGGATATCTAAATTCTTCTGGTGGTACTGGTACATCTACGGGAGCGAATCCATATTCGATTAACTGCAACAATAGGGTCAAAGCTTCCGAGTTTAATGCCGTTTCTTCCATTAAAACCAAAAACATTGAATCTGCAGGCGAAGATATAGAAGAGGAGGCATTAAAGATATTTAGTAATATACCTTTCTTTAAATATAGTTATAAAGATAAAATTAAAAATGGCCAAGGAGTAACTTTTGGCATTGTTGCTGAGCCTTTAAAAGAGATTTTACCTGATTATGTTCTGGAGGACAAAACTTTTGTCCCTAACATATTACAACCGTGCCTAATTAAACCAATAACGGAATGTAGCTATGGATTGGTATTTAAAGAAAAATTAACCAATATTGAGGGTAATAAACTACAGTTAATTTTACTTAATAAATCAATTGAAGCAGAGATTTTAAAAACTACCCCAAAGCGGTTAATCATTTCCTGCTGTGAAAAACTACCAAACAAAGGCTTTGCTTACGGAACTTTTGAAACCTGTCCCTCAGTTACTAAAAATAAACTTTTTGAACTATCAATGGTGGTATTAAAAAACACTTTAAAACGTGTAGATATTCTTGAGAATAAACTTAAATCCTTGCGATTCATTAATAACAATTAGGAGAATTAAAATGAATACAGCTCTAAAAGACATTAGTACTAACTTAAATGACTTAAAATTAATTACTAGCACTCAAGTCGATCTATCCTATTTTAACAGCCTTGTAAGTAGCGTCTTTAGTGATCCAAGCATATATGCCAATATACAATCCGATGTTCAATTTATTAATCAGATTGGGGGACAGCTTTTTAACTATTTTACTGCTTCAGACCCGAGTACTCAGAAAATATGGTATGTAGCATTAAAATCAGGTTTAACTCAGTCAATTAACGATGCCAACAACTTAATTAGTAAGATTCCGCAAGACGCCCCAAAAGGAGCTGATTTAACAGTAATTCTGAATGTTTTTATTGCAGACTGTCAGGCTATTTGTAAAATCATACCGCTTGATCAGTATGAGGTAGCAGGCACAGCACCGGAAGAATTGAATTAGTTAATAGAAATTATGCAAGTAATACGTATCTTATCTTTAGATGGAGGCGGTATTAGAGGGTTATTCTCTGCTACATTTCTAGAGAAATTTTGTAATGATGCCGGAATTAATGGTAATGAATTATGGAAGTATTTTGATATTATTTGCGGAACAAGTATTGGCGGTATTCAGGGGCTAGCTTACTCACTTGGTCTATCTCCGACCGACGTTATTAATTTATTAACAACTAATGCAGATAGCATTTTTACTATTAGAGCAGGAGTTAATCCCTTGCAACCTCTTGGTCCGGCAGGAGCTGCTACTTTAGGGACTGTGCTGGCAGTTCCGGGAGTTGATCCCTATATCTACAATCAGCAACCTCTGAGGGATGCTTTAAGTCCTATTCTAGGAACTACTCGCATGTTTCAATTAAAAACCAATACTTTGATTACTGCTGTAGGGTTCCAAGGTGGAACCGGGCCAAGTAGCGATAATGTTAATTTTCCATACGGCGATGTTACAGGTAGCCAGTACTACCAGTTTTCTAATGTTTTAATTCCGGGTTTTACTACCGGACAAAATTAAACTTGTATTGATGTTGCTATTGCTACCGGTGCTGCACCGGTATTTTTTCGTCCAACTCTGATTGGCGGGATGCCTTCTGATACCTTCTTTATTGATGGCGGTTTGTATCAAAATAACCCGACAAGCCTTGGTTATGCGTTCTCCAATATATTATTCCCGCAGAATGTTGCAATTTGCATTCTTTCAGTCGGTACCGGCTACTCTGATCCTGATATCGAAATAAATACAACATCGAATAACTTAAAGGTAGCCCCTAATAATGGACTCGGATTACTTGCTAATAGTTTGAATTTAACGCTAAATGGGGCAACGGATGCAGTAGAACTGCAATTTAAAATCATGTCTTTATATAAAGGGGCAACAAATAATCTATCTTACTATAGGTTCCAACGCTTTCTTGCGGATCAGGAATTAAGTAAACTCGATAATCCAACGCCGGAAGCTATAGCATATTTAAAATCACAGGCGAACCTTCAATATGGACAGGACGCCATAAAGATACAGCAATTT